GCGTAGTTCGGGTCGTTGCGCGGATCGGACGGATCATTTGGCATCAGCTTCTCCTCAGGGCTTGTCCGAAATTTGTACACAAATTTCTGACACGAATTTCTTCCAGGTCTGGGGCCGCGTATATTCCCAGCGTTTACGGGCCCTCTCCTAGACTGGAGGTACAGGGAGAACCTGGACTGACATTAAGGGGTTAATCGAGATCAAAGTCAATGTCGCGGGCCATCGTCTGCCGATTGCGGCTAAACTTTGAACCGAGCTGCGCGGGCGCCGCGAAGCGCCGCATCATAATTCCGATGCGCGTAGCCGACATCAAATCGTCGTTGACCTTTTCAATTGCGCCGTTCTTGTCGCGATGCAGATTGCGAAACTCTTCGAACCAGTCGGACAAGTGCGCCGCTACTTTCAGGCGGCCGGTGGTGATGCGCCCATCCATCTCGGCGTAGCCGGCCTCGGTCGAGTAGCCGCCATCGGGGAACGTCGCATGGTTCGCCAGCATCTGCAAACCCTGTGCGCGATAGATGGATGACAGTGGCTGCCCGCTGCCGTGTTCGCGCGCGGTGCCGTCTTGAGGCCAGGCGACTTTCACCGCTGCAGCGTATGTCTTCATGGCTGCCGCGTGATGGATTGGCTGCTGATCCTTGACCCGGATGCAGTGCAGGATGTGGACCACATCGTTGTCGCGGTCCCAGGCGTACAAGACGGCCGCGAACGGATGCGCGATCCCGAAGTCGATGCCCCATAGCTTGACCCACGCTGGCGGGATGTAGTCGAGATAGGGCTCTTTCAGGGTGTTTTCGTCGTACGGGAAGACGCGGCCAAAGCCGGCCATCGGGATGCCGAGGCGCCGCGTCTCGCGTTCATGCGCCGGCCAGGAGGCAACCAGTGCTCGCTTCTGTTCGGCCGTGTAATGCTCGGCATCATCCAGGATCATCTGCACCATCGCGCGATCCGGTGACACCTCTTTGGTGAACTGGTCGACCAAGGTGTTCAGGAGTGGCGTGGCCGTGACAAGCATAATGCCTTCGCCAGCAAGGCGCGTGAGGAACTCAGGGTATATGTCCGCTTGGGTTTGCGTGGGCATTTCGTCGCACCACCCGAAGTCGAGGGCTGTTCCCTGAAATTTGTCTCTACCTTGCTCATAGCTCTTGAAACTAAACGACGAGATGCCATCTTTCACTCCATCTGTAAAATGTTGTACACGCAATGTATCGAACGCATTGGAGACGCCTCGGGCCAGGGTGTAGCCCAGCAAGAACTCTTTCGGGATCATTCCGGTTCCATGTAGGGAGGTAATGCCGGCTTCACCACAAAGCTTCTCCTGCATGACTTCTCGAACACTGAGAGACGTGATGCCGGCTCCCCATCCTTTGGTAGGATGATCGAAGCGTTTACCGTTCCACCAGTCGGGATACAGACCCGTAAGGTGGCAAGCCACTTCAAAGCCTCCAGTTTCGGTTTTCCCGACACGGTTACCTGCCATGAAGAGACGCTCACGTTTTGTTGCTCCTAGATCGAGGAAGAGTTTCTGCTTCGGGTACGGGTGGAAGTACGACAGCTTGTTGAACCGCCGATGGTCCTCCATCGCGTCGAGCAACGCAAGGGTGTCCTTCAGCTCCTGCGGAGTGGGTTCAGACGACATGCGCCAGGTCCCAGCATATCCCGAGCAGCAGCAAAAGCCAAAGCGTGGCAGCGAACAGGAATGATTTCATTTCCACTCCGTAGGTGGACATGGGAGTTCTGGCGGCGCCAGCGCTTTCAAATGGGTCGCGTGCGGTAGAAGGTCGCCCAGCACTACAATCAAATTCATGATGGCCTTACTGTTGAGAGCCACGCAACCGGAGTTGCCAGCCATCAGAACCCCGGCGACCTCGCTCGGCCGCTGCGGACTGCGAACGGTGAGGGTTACCTCATCATCTTCCCGATGCACCAGGAGGAAGGCCGGGTACTTCTTATTAGGTTCGTTCAACTCATAGAGAAGATGTTTCATCAGCTTTCCCCCATCAGGGCATCGAGTTCGGGATCGACCTCGGTGTACTCTGCGGGGATTGCGGCCGTCTTGTCAACTTCCAGCATCAACCGGATTGGCTCCGGGACCGAATTGATAAAGTCGGGATTGGCTTTGAGCCGGGCGCGGATCATTTCGAGCATCACCGTATTCTTGCCGACATCCTGGGTGACCGTGACGGAGTGCTCGGTCTTCGAATGCAGCCCAGTCCGGTTCAGGATCATCTCGGCCGCGGCGCGCCGGTCCCGCGGGGAACACTTCGGGTCGGACATCTGCTCCAGGACCACGTTGACCGCCTCGATCGCGGAGCCCCCGAGCCGTTTCGCCGCCTCCTCCAGGATCGCCGCCTGGACGTAGGGGGTGTGGGCGACCCGGAACCCGGTCACCGAGAGCTGGTGAGCATCACCTGAGTAGCCCGCCATTCCAGCGGCGCGGGTATGCTGGCCGCCGCCGATGATCAGACAGGCCAGGACAAAGCGCCTTTGGAGCGCGGTGCACCTCCGCATGGCCGGCCCGAGGCTTTCGTCGTCAATGTCTGGAACGGTCAGGTCTGTGCCCATGAGAGGACACTAGCCTGAGAGTTCCCCGAAGTCAAGCGAATTCCCCTGCAGCATCAACACTAGCTCGGATTGGGCCGCCGCGCAATAAAATTACGCCGCGGAGACCGTCGGCGTCGCCCATTCGTATAAATTCTGCGCGAAAAATAGGAGGGGGAGCGAATAACGCGGGCGATGCGTAAGGCAGGGGTCGGCTGGCCTACGCCCCCGGTCTATTTGTCTTGATATATCAATAGGTTGCGAGTGATATTGTAATAATATATCTCATGTGACGACATATAATTGCGCGACACTATGTTGCGTGCTGTGGCTCTTGCACGAATACAGCTTGTGGTTGCTTGTGAGCTATAGAGCGCCATGCTATGCCTCGATCTGGCAATGATGCCAATAGGAGAGGACACCATGAAACGCAAGCCAATGCCTAAAGCCCAAGCGGCAACTAACCTAGCCACCGCAAAGGAAGCATATGCCGATATTCAGCTACAAGTGCAACCTGTCATTAATCCCCATGGAATAGCCCTAGTGCAAGCTTTCTATGACTATGCCGATAGCATTGCAACCTGATATATCGGCTAATGCCTTGATATGATTATATAAAATGTGCGTGTGGGACTAGCAACCTGCACGCACATTCATTTTTCATTAACTATATTTAATGTGGCGTGGCAAGCCTATGATATATCACGCTAATCCCCTCTTAGGCCAGACGAAATAGTACTTTTGGGCTTGACTTTGCATCTTTGTGACCTTATGTTCCCGTGGAACGGGACATAAGTCATCAAAGACACTGATGCCGCTTTTAGACCGCAAGTGAATTTTAACCCTATTTCATGCTTCCCCTTGCCACCGCGATTGATTGCGAGTATGTCCACGCCATCGGCACTCATGCCGATAGGAGACCACGCCATGCGGACCACCCAACTCATTCTTGCAGCCATTGCCGCTGCATTCATTCTGATAGCCTGCCAAACGCGATACACAGTGCAGACTATCGACGGAATAGGGGCAATGCGCCTAGATCGGTGGACAGGTGCAGCCGTCTATGTCACAGCAGTTGAGCGTGACGGCAATGGCCGATAATCACCTGTTAACCCTTTGCATGATTTCTGCTTGGCAACGGCTGGCATATGATGTAGCCCATGCCAAGGCGGCAGCAACCCAAGGAGACCAGACCAATGACCACATATACCCTGCACCGATGCTATTTCAACGGCCAGCGGATCATTCTTGACACTGGCTTAACACTGGAAGAGGCCCAAGAATGGTGCAATGATCCCGAGACATCCTCGCGGACTTGCGAAGGCAAGGAGGCCAAGGAACGGTCAATCGCGCGAGGCCCTTGGTTCGATAGCTACGATCCCGCTTAACAGGAGACTATCCTCGCCTGAACCCTGGCGTGAAACCAGGAACGTTATGGACTATGGAACGGAAAGCGGCGGACCCAAGACGGGGCCGGGTGCGAGTTGCCACCCCTACACCGTAAAGTGCGATGTAGCGGCGGCAATTCAGCCGATAGGAGACTAGAAAATGTCAAAGTCCTTTCATCAAGTGTTCACGGCGGACCATGGCTTCACTAGCCACAGGGAACGCCATTTTGCCAATGCGGCGGAGTGGCAAAGACGGCTGGACAAGCTTGATCCTCGCAAGGCGGCGAAGAGCCACATGCAAGCTTTGCGGGACATCATCGCCTATGAGAACAGAATGGCGTACATCGCAATCGGGTAATTGCAGTTCAAGCGGATGATGGCAGTCCGCTTGGCCGGCAATTCTGCCGATAGGAGACCACGCTATGATCGTACCCGGGAGAATTCCATGATCGAAACTTTCCTGCAATTCGTCGGCATGCTGGCCGTGCTGTGCGCTTTCATCCATGCCTATCCGGTTGCGT